GCTCTGCTGACAGCAAATCAGCAGGTAGATGGGAAACCAATCACGGTGGCGAGTATTTTGCCGCAGGAGTCGGCGGTGCTATCACAGGTCGTGGTGCGGATCTGCTGATTATTGACGATCCACACTCTGAACAGGACGCTTTGAGCCCAACTGCCCTAGAATCTGCCTACGAATGGTACACCTCTGGGCCGCGACAGCGTTTACAACCAGGCGGAATTATAGTTATTGTCATGACAAGGTGGAGTACGCTTGATCTTACCGAGAAACTTATCAAGAGAATGTCCGAAGACCACGCAGATCAGTGGGATATACTAGAATTACCTGCTATTTTAGAGAACGGTGAGCCTTTATGGCCAGGTTTCTGGAAAATAGAAGAGCTTGAGTCCGTGAAAGCCTCGATTCCTGTAGCAAAATGGAATGCTCAGTACATGCAGAACCCAACTTCTGAGGAAGGTGCCCTGTTAAAACGAGATTGGTGGCAACAATGGGAGCATGACGACCCACCTAACACAACTTACATACTGCAATCCTACGATACTGCGTTTAGTTCTAAAGAAACTGCTGACTACTCTGCGATTACTACGTGGGGAGTGTTTCGACCAAGTGACGGTGCACCAGAATCCATCATTTTGCTTGATGCCAAACGAGGTCGGTGGGACTTTCCTGAGTTGAAGGCGACAGCTTACGATGAATTTATGTATTGGCAACCAGACTCAGTGCTGATAGAATCTCAAGCAAGTGGTACTCCTTTGACGCATGAGTTGAGAATGATGGGAATCCCAGTTGTGAACTATCGTCCAACGAAAGGAAGAGACAAAGTCACTCGAGTGCATTCGGTATCGCCAGTGTTTGAAGCTGGTATGGTCTGGGCTCCAGACACGATCTTCGCAGAAGAGGTGATAGAAGAATGTGCGGCTTTTCCGTATGGAGAGAACGATGATTTTGTAGATTCGACAACACAGGCTATACTAAGATTTCGTCAGGGCAACTTCGTAAGACTTGATTCAGATGAGGAAGACGATGAGCCAGTGCCGAAACAAAGAATATATTATTAAAATTATGGGAGTAATTTAATCATGGCAAAAGGAAAAAAAGGAATAGAGTTAGGTAAAAAAATTGTTGAAAAAATAAAAAAAAGAAAGGATGGAAAACCAGATCAAAGATTTAAAAATAACAAAGCCGTATCAGTAAAAGCAGCAGAACAAAAAGCTAGACAAAATGTTGTAAGAGACGCAGCTATTGCAACAGGAGTTTTAGGAACTGGAACAGCTGCTGTAATCGGAAGCAAAAACAAAGAAGGCAAAACTTTTAATGATGCTTTTAGAGCAGCTAGAGCAAAAGGCGAAGGCACTAAATTTACTTTTAACGGTAAGTCTTATGTAGCTGTAACTAAAGATGATCTTAAGAAAAAAGGTTACTCAACTTTAGCTGAGTACAACAGAGCTGGCGGTAAAAAGAAAATAGACGTTGATGCTGCTGCAAAAAAAATAGCAGATGCAGTTAATAAAAATAAAAAACCAAAAACCATGAGAGAAAGAATAAGAGCACGTAGGAAAAAAAGAATAGGCTTTGAAACTTTTAAAGAGCGTAGACAAGCTAGAAGAGCTGCTAGAAAAATGAAATCAGGCGGTGTAGTTTCTTCTAAAAAGTCAACTCCAAGAGGTGTCGGTGCAGCCAAAAGAGGATTTGGCAAAGCTTTAAGATCATGAAGAAAAAAATTCAGTTAATTAATAAATTAAAAAATAAAATTTATCATAAACAAAATAGGCTAGAAAAAGATGCTCCGTACATAAGTAATAAAACTTATAACAAGGATTCTAAAGAAATAGCTGAAATGAAAAAAGAGTTAAGCGAATTAATTAAGGATTAATATGGCAGATGTAGATAAAGCCATTACCTTTGAAGATCAGGTAGAACTAGGAGTTCGTGATCGTTCAAAAGAAATGGATGTTCAGGTTGAGGTTGAAGAAGAAAATCTTGATCTTGAAGAGTTTGAGCAAATGGAAGACGGTACCATCATGTTTGGTGCTCCCACACCACCTGTAGATAATACCGACTTCTATTCTAACTTAGCTGAAGAACTAGATTCCTCTGAACTTAGCATCATTAAGAACGACTTAATGGCTAATGTTGATTCTGACAAAGACTCAAGATCCGATTGGGAAAAAACTTACAGAGAAGGTCTTGAACAATTAGGCATGAAGTACGAGGAAAGAACGCAACCATTCGAGGGTGCCTCTGGAGTTATGCATCCGCTTTTAGCTGAATCCGTTACTCAGTTCCAAGCACAGGCTTACAATGAGTTACTCCCATCTCAAGGGCCTGTCAAAACTCAAGTCCTAGGTATGACAACGGCTGAATCTGAGCAACAAGCATCGAGAGTTCAGGAGTTTATGAACTATCAGCTTATGCAGGTTATGAAAGAGTATGACTCTGAAACAGACCAAATGTTGTTCTATTTGCCGTTATCAGGTTCTGCGTTTAGAAAAGTTTACTACGATCAAAACTTAGACAGAGCCGTATCTAAGTTCATACCTAGTGAAGACTTGATTGTGCCTTACTCTGCAACTGACTTGCACAGTGCTACAAGAATTACGCATGTCATTGATATGTCGTTGAATGATATAAAGAAACTGCAACAAGTAGGTTTTTATCGTGATGTAAACATATCTATGGGTAACATCATGGCAGATGACTACGATGAGATTCAAGAAGAGATAGACGAACTTCAAGGCGTTAGCCCTAATTACAACGACACCGATACTTGCAAGGTGTATGAAATACATACCGAACTAGACATACTTGGCTTCGAGGATTTAGACTCAGAGGGCGAGCCTACTGAAATTAAACTACCATACATTGTTACCATTGCTAACGACAAAGTTTTATCTATTCGTAGGAATTACAAAGAAACCGATCCGTTAAAACAGCGTATCAATTACTTTGTGCACTATAAGTTTTTACCAGGTCTAGGATTTTATGGCTTCGGTTTGACTCACATGATAGGTGGCTTGTCTAAAGCATCAACATCTATTTTGAGACAACTTATTGATTCAGGTACATTATCTAACTTACCTGCTGGATTTAAAGCTAGAGGCATTCGTATCCGAAACGATGATCAGCCATTACAACCTGGTGAGTTTAGAGACATGGATGCTCCTGGCGGAAGTTTGCGAGACGCTTTCGTACCGTTACCTTTTAAGGAGCCAAGCCAAACCCTGCTCTCTCTCCTGGGTATCTTGGTCGACAGTGGAAGGCGTTTCGCTTCGATAGCCGATACACAAGTAGGAGACGGTAATCAAAATGCACCTGTAGGTACAACGATTGCGTTATTAGAGCGTGGTACTAGAGTGATGAGTGCGATTCACAAAAGATTGCACGCATCTCAAAGAATTGAGTTTGAAATACTATCCAAAGTATTTAGTCAGTATTTACCACCGAATTATCCGTATTTAACAGCTAACGGCAACCAATTTATTAAATCGCAAGACTTTGATGACAGAGTGGATGTCTTGCCAGTTTCAGACCCTAATACATTCTCCATGAGTCAAAGGGTTATGATGGCTCAAGAAATACTTAGAACCGTGCAAAGCAATCCTGAGATACACGGTCCAACAGGTTTGCATGAGGCCTATCGAAGAATGTACGGTGCTATGGGTGTGCAGAACATAGAACAGTTATTGCCACCACCACCACAACCACAACCTTTAGACCCAGCTAATGAAAACGCAGCTTTGATTGCAGGTATGCCTGCTCAAGCTTTCCCAGGTCAAGACCATGATGCACATATTAATTCGCACATGTCTTTATACGGAACTATGACAGCACAAGCTAATCCTGTTGTGCTATCTTTGATTCAAGCACATATCTATCAGCATGTATCTTTTAGGGCTGCTGAGATAGTAGATCAACAAAACGCACAAAACCAAGAGTTTCAACAAATGCTACAACAGATACAAATGTTACCGATTGAGGTTGCACAAGGGTATCAACAACAGATACAAGAGAAAGTGGCTAAAGATGTTGCTGCTGTGGTATCGCAACTTACTGAACAGATCAATGCTATGTTTATTCCACCGCCACCACCTGTTGATCCGTTGGTGCAGTTAAGAGATAAAGAACTTGATATTAAAGCTGATGATGTGCAACGTAAACGTGAAGAGTTTGCACAAAGACAAGAGTTTGATGCTATGAAAGCTATGGAAAATAATAAACTTGCAGAACAAAGATTGGCAATTCAAAGAGAAATAGCTACAATGAAAGATGACATAGCTAGAGAACGTATAGATCAAGCTGCACAGTTTAAAGCTATGGATATAATGCGAGGTTAATTTATGAGTTCAGTCAGACAAAAAATGCAAGCTATACACAAAGCTATGCTCAAAAAAGAAGAGGAAATATTAAATGGTAATCAGCCGATCATCAATGAAGATGCAAATAACAAAGCCGAAGTCAAAGAGACTAAAAAAGAAACGGTTAAAAAAACTTCGACCAAGGCTAAAGCGAAAACTAAAAAGGTAACTAAGTCAGCTCCTAAAAAAAGAGGCAGACCTAAGGGATCTAAAAATAAAAAATAATATAGGTGCAATTATGACAAAAGTAAAATCAAGTGTAACCATTAAAGATCAAGGAGAAGTTAAATACTCTACTCCTGAAAAAATACCTAACGGCTCTGCTCCACAACCACAAGGTTATGGCGGTGGTGAGTCAAGAGGTGGCGGTGCCGCACTTAGAGGTAAAAAGTTTAAAGGGATTTCTTAATGGGATTTTTTAGCAAACTAGCACAGGCTAAAAGACAAGCTCAAAGAGAAGCTTCTGCTCCTGCACCTAGGCCTACACTAATTCAAGGCGGACCAGCTTTCTTCACTCCTGAGGGGTATGTACCTCCTGTGCAACCTGAACAAGCTTTTCTTCCTACCGATGTTATGCGTGATCCGATAGCAGATATGTTTGCTGCCCAACCACCATTAACTAGAGGTCCTAGCTTACCTAAAATGATTAACCCTCCAAAACGACCAGATCAATTATTTATAGACGACATGCCTCCTATGAGAGAAGAACCGCCAATGGATTTTCCTATGCCTCAAACCCCTGTAGAAATGCCTATTGTTGAAGATGATCCAATTATGAGGTCTTTGCCTGTGGGTGATCCTGTGCCGTTTGTTCCCCCAGTCATGCCTCCAAGTCGAGATGATTTCATGTCTATAGGTGGTCCTGGTGGTGGGTTTGATAATAGATTAGATTTAATACCTCAAGTACCACAAGATCCACAACCTATACCACAAGTACCATTACCAGTTACACCACCTGTAAAGGAAAATCCTTTTAAAACTGCTATGGAAAATCCTTTTCAAAAAATAGATGACCCAATACCACAATCAATTATAGATCAGTTCCAAGCGGTTGCAGGTAAACCAAATCCATTTGTGCCACCAGTTATGCCACCCATGAGAGAAGTTCCACCAGAAGACTTTGGCTTTGGACCAGGCATAAGACGTTCAGAAGATTTTTTTAGAGGAGAAGATTTGATCATGCCACCAATGGCACCACCTAAACCTTTAGGAGAGGATGTTCC